GATAGAGGTCTAGGTACGGCTACTAAATTGTTTTCTGGTGTGTTGGGTGGCGTTACGTCTGGTGCGTCTCGTGCTGTTGAGCAGATTCTTCGTAAACCCACAGTTATTAACAGGTATCGTTAAATGTTTCGTCATCAGACTGATAATCATGATGAGATTACGTTGTCTTCTTCTTTGGTGTGTACGGACGAGGAGGACAAGTGTCGACAGGAGTTTGCTAACGACGCCGACGTCAATGTGCTTGTAGCGCGTCACGGGATCGTGCCTCGTCCTGTTAGTTATGGCGAGCATAATTTTGATGAAGATTTGACTGCGCAGATGCAGTCTAGGTCGCTGTTTGAGGCGTGGTTCGCCGAGGCTCCTGCTGAGGTGCGTGAGATGTACTCAGATATGGGCGCGTTTTTGCGCGCATTTGGCGCAGGAGCGTTTAATTCACCCTCGGCAGGGGTGGAGCCGCCCGCGGGCGGCTCAAGCCCTGCAGAGGGTCAGCAAGCCGGCGAGGAGCCGGCGCGCTAGTGTAAGCACGTATACTATACTTGATAACTACGTGCTTACTGACAGCTTTTCACTTTCACGGAGGGTACCATGCGCAGAATGGGAATGCAGAAAGGTAAGTCCGCCAGGACGTTTCGGGGTCGGGCTGGTAAGACGATGGCGCTCAATCTTCGGTCCCCGCTGCGAGGCGGCTGGAGGCTGTAAGCGTGGCGTGCCATCATCCGTTTCGGATGTGGCGGTTAGATGGTAAAGTGAGCCTGAGGCGGCCCGATTCTGATGATCGCGAAGCGGTGGATATGCCGTGTGGTGGCTGTCTTGGTTGCCGTATGGACCGAGCTCGGTCGTGGGCTATCCGTTGTGGTTTGGAGTTGCAGAATCATTCGAAGTCGTGCTGGGTTACACTCACGTATTCGGATGAGAACTTGCCCGCGTATCGGTCCGTTAGGCGAAATCATCTCTCCGGCTACATTAAGCGTTTACGAGCGCGTTTGTCACCTGAAAAAGTCCGATTTTTTGGTTGCGGAGAGTATGGGGAGCGTGGTGGGAGACCTCATTACCACGCGATTTTGTTCGGAGTCGAGGGTGTTGAGTCCTCGATCCGTAAGGCTTGGTCGGCGGGGCATGTGGGAATACATGCGTTAACGCCGGCTGCGGTGAAGTATGTTGCTGGTTATTGTGCGAAGAAAGAAGGTTGGCATGGCCAGTTTTCTGAGGTGCTTGACAAGGAAACGGGCGAGTTGTATGGTAGAGAAGCTCCGTTTTTGTTGATGTCGCGGAACCCCGGTATTGGGGGTGAGGCGCGTAAGTTTTGGAAGTCGTGGTCGCGTTTTGCGGTGATGGATGGTACGAAGTATCCTGTGCCGAGGTATTTGCATGAGTCGTTTAAGAAGCATGCAGAGCCTGAGGTGGTTGAAGCGGTAGCGTTTGAGCGGTGGCAGCATCGTCGTTATGTTTCTCGTGATGAGTTGGACGCGGCTGAGGCGAATGCCAAGTCGCGGTTGGCTATACAATCACAAGGGAGAAAGTACGGATGATGAACGTGTATGCTATTCGCGATAAAGTTGCAGAGTCTATTGGGCAGCAGGTGTGGCTGTTTAAGGCCGACGCCGCTGCTATTCGTTTTTTTCATGATGTGCTAAGTGATGGGAAGTCGTATCCGGCTACCCATCCTGATGATTATGAGCTGCTGAGTCTTGGTTTGCTTGAGGACGATGGTTCGTTCATGGGTGCGCCCATGGTTATTTTTACTGGTACGCAGTGGAAGCAGGCCCGAGAGGCTGCTGAGGCTGCTAAACTTGATGAGGCTATTGGCTAATGCCGGATAAGTCGTATTATCTTCCGTCTCGGAAGTTGGCATCGCAGCAGGATTCTGCGATGATTCAGCGGCCTGATGTGCCGCGGTCGAAGTTCGTTGGTTCGTTTACTCGTAAGACGACGTTTAATGCGGGTCTGCTGATCCCGATTCTCGTTGATGAAGTACTGCCAGGTGATCACCTGAAGTACGATTTGACGGCGTATGTCCGTATGGCGACGCCGCTGTTTCCGCTGATGGATAATCAGCGTGTTGATACCCATTTTTTCTTTGTTCCTAATCGCCTCGTGTGGAGCGATTGGAAGCGGTTTATGGGTGAGCAGACGACTGTGAATCAGTCGATTGATGTTGCGGTGCCAGTGGTTCGTACTGGCGGCGCGGTAGTTGGTTCTATTACAGATTATTTTGGACTGCCGACGGTTGGGCAGATTCAAGCCATTCTTGATGTGAATGCGCTGCCGTATCGGGCGTATAATCTGATTTATAATGAGTGGTTTCGTGATGAGAACCTGATTAATTCTGCTGTTGTTCCGACGGATAACGTGCCGGTGTTTGATAGCACGTTTGGTTTGAACGGGAATCCGTTCCGTCGTGGTAAGAGTCAGGATTATTTTACGAGTGCGCTGCCGTGGCCCCAGAAGTTTACTGCGCCGTCGATTCAGTCGGCGGTCGCAGGACTTGGTGTTGCGACGAGCCAGATCGGAGTTGGTCAGGCGGCGGTGAATGTTATTGACACCTACAGCCAGGGTGCTGCGGTGTCGTGGAATTATGCGCAGCCGACGACGACTCCGTATTGGGTGAAGACGAATCTCCAGGGGGAGCCTCAGGTGTATGCTGAGGCGAGTGTGAACTCGTTTCGTCAGGC